ATACGATATACGAAATCATCCGAATATACCTCCTCTAAGAAATGCATCTTCGAATTGGTGTCCATCGCATCCAACGCAGACTGGATCAATTGGGAGATTTCCTGAAATCCCTCCTCATTGTTGACGAGGGAGACTGAGTAGCCTTTTTGGACCAACTCTTTGAAAGACTTCAGTAAATCTTTCATATCACCTCCTTTCTTCTGGTTTACACGAACCCCACAACCATCTTCCCATGAACAGGCACCTTGCTCGCCGGGCAATAGAGCCAAGTGATCTGGCATATAGTTAGACGCAATGGATTCGTAGGTTTCATCGTGCCACTGTCCTGTAGTAGCTTCGACATCAGTATAGGATCCTATGCTTACATCCAGAGGTCGTCCCTCACGTATGTGAGCAAGAGCCTCTGGAGAAATAGCTAGGATCCGTTGAACATCAATCCAGGCTTCAGCTTTCAATCCATTATCATAATGGGCATTGAAAATTTGTCCCACGGCATGACGTTCCATCACCTGAGGATCATTGGCCGAAATGTTTCTACCATTCTCCTTTGGATGATAAATCACTACCGGAATTCCGTTCCAGGCTTGGGGAAATGCACTTAACTCCTCTTCACGATGCAACTGGGGTCCGTCGCTTCCGCTATGTACCCCTTCACGCATCATGACCACCGGAACCACAATATGTGGACGGCCTTGTAAGATCTCTTCCCTGATCTGGTAATTGTTTACCGAGATTGAATACGTTAGTAAATCTTGTGTTTTCATATTGTTTGAGTTTCTTTGCACTGCTGCATTGGCCTGTCTTATGGCTGACGCTTCACAATTACTTCCTCCTTGACTCTGGCAACGTCTTAGAGCATCATTAGCCACTCGCACCCACTGACGTTTTTGAGCATCGGTAAGACCACTGTTATGTCTTTCTACATCGCTTACTGTCCACGGCATGGCTTTATGTATTTAAAAAAGGCACAACTACACAACTCAGGCCAATTACGAATCATGCTAAATGAATCAATGTTATTCTCTATAAAATATACGGGAGCTTTTAACCGTTCATACACGGCTCCAGTGTTCTTACGGTAGGCATAATAATCCAGCAGTGCTACAACAGTGACCCCTGGTATAAAATACGGAAGTAATGCCCGCATACATCTTGCGAACACCGGATTACGCTTCGGTGCATCAAAAATAATAAATTCTATGGATTGAGGTGTAAACTTCTCTAATATTTGAGGCAAATCTCCTCTGACGGCGATTATATCGTCATACACTGGTGTTACATTTTTAACGTATATATGCATTAAGTCCTGCCCAACAACGAGTTGTTGACCTTGCAAACGAGCCTTCTCCACTTCTGCCTCCGATGCTCTCCACCGATCAAATGCCCAATAAGACTTATTATATCCAGCGGTAATAAGTCCTTCCAATAACGGAACAGACGTAGCTCCTAACCAACAACCAAGCTCCACCGCACACCCCTGACCTGTCCAATGACTTCCAATTTCCCTCAGAAAATCATGAACCTCAGTAGGAGTCATAGCTGGTATTTTCAGATCACTTGTTTCCACGTAAATCGCATCGGATTAATTGGTTCATAAAGAATCAAAGCCTTGATATAATGGGCTTTTACTACTCGGTCATTATCAATATCGTATTTGGAGCCTTTTCGACCCCATTCAGTTACATTTGCATCACCCACAACATCATTCCCGAATCTGAGCAGATAAGGTCCATCCAAATCCACCCACTCAGAAACTCGCTTGGACTCTTTCCGGAAAGGTCTGGGAGATCCATTCCAAAAGCCAGCCAGATCCTCATCATATCCACCGATCTTCCAAAACATCTGACGAGTCATAATGAAGGAATCTATATGCCGATGGATGGGAGTCCTTTCCACCCTGGATTGCATATTCCAACGTTCCGGTTGGTAAATCTTATCAGGATGCAAAGTACACTTCTTCAGTAAATAATTCACTGAAGCAACTGGAAAGACATGATCAATATCAGTAAGAAGAACCCATCCCGACGACTGGGCATGATACATAGCCAAATTCTTAGCACCTCCATGGTTCCAGGGAATGTTCTCCTGTATTCGGAAGAGTTTTAGCGAAAAGGATGGGAGTCCTACCCGGGAGAATACTTCTTCCGCAGGATGATTTGGGGAACCATCGTCCACGATGATTACTTCGAGTCTACTTGACAAATCAGGGGTATATTGTGCCCAATAGTCCATGTGAACCAGCAGCATCTCCGGATTTTCATAATAGGGCATCACTATGGTAAACTTAGAAATCATAAGTCACGTACATTTACGGGTAAAGCAATACAACGACAATTTGGGTGTACAGGTATCATATTACGTACCTCCTCTAGTGAATAGATATTTCCCTCATATCCAGCACACTGATCACAAACCCTATCATCCCCAGCAGTAGACCATTCGGCCTGAACTTGTACCCCCTGTATCTGCCAATTCTGATATTCCTGAATGGTAGCCTGATGGTGGGCACGAATTACCTCGGTACGAGCCAGAGTTTGTGCTCGTCGCTGGGCTGGGATAAATCGTCCTAGACTGTCTCTAATAGCAAGATCACCCACCCCTTCACCATTGATGACAGCCACAATTTTACGAGCCAACAGACGAGGATTATCCCCATCGACAAGTCCTTGGGCCAAAACACGACTGATTTGCGTGTCCATTTGAGAAGTAATACCCTGTAAATCGGTAAACGTACGGGTATAAGCCAACCCAACCCGATCTACGTGAAAAGGAGTAGACATCAGAGCTTCAATCCCTCCTACTTCATCCACAGGAGGAATGGTGTACCCTGCCTTATTCATTTCATATCTGGCACGCATTACTCCACGTTTGTAACTGTCATATATATAGATGTTGGTCCAGGCAGCTTCGGCCGACTCACCAATACGTGTGAATTCACGTGTTTCCAACAATCCTCGATCTATCTGCCTACGCAACCACGACATAAAAGCCTCCACTTTATCTGCTGTACGAGGGAAGTTGAATTCACCAGGAGCCGGAGGAACCAATTCCTGTAAAGCAGTAATTTTTTGCAATCCAAATACATCTCGGTCGATAATAGCTTCACGAATTATCTTAATCAATTCTCGGAAACGACGATTCATATCTCTAACAAACCTATTACGTAATGTTAGAGTACGAGTAGGATCGTATTCATACACCTGTAACCGAGTATATGTAATTACATCACACATTTTCTTCAGTTTCTTCAGTTCCCCCATCTGAGACTTCTTCTTCTTCAGCCTCCTCGGCAAGCCTTTGCTCTTCTTCAATCATATCAGAAATATACGCATCGGTCATTTCCATAATCTGCTCCACATCATCCGGATCCAATCCTAAAAACCATTTCAGGAAAGCGTCTGGAGAAACAATTTCCTGAGCCAAAAGATTCTGTGCATAACTTTTTATAGCTTCAGCTCTGGTTTTACCTACTTCAGCCTTATCTTTATCGCTTTCAGAATATAGATCTTGCCAATCAACAAAATACTCACCCGTACTAGCTTCGGGTAAAATACCTAACTCAATCATACGATCTACAAAAGGACGGATAATAGTAGGTTCCGCATATTCCTCACGACGGGTCTGTATTGTAGCATACCAACTAGTAATATCCTGCTGAGAAGACAATTCTCCTCTTTCACTACCGGTCAATATACGCTTGGGGATGCCTGTCTGAGCGGAGATCATCTGAATAATCACATCCACATGTTTACTAGGATCACTGATCTGTGGTGCTAAATCCTTTAGTTCATACCCTTCAGTCATTATAAATCGACGCAAATTGTGTTCATATTCGGCCAATTTCTCTTGCAACTTATCCTCTTCATTTGGACTAATGGTATAATCGTCCTTTAAAACACCCTGATACCCGGGACGAGCACCTCGCCAGAACATCTCAGCACTTCCTCCTACCAATTTTTCCAAATCCATAAGACGATTATACACAGGCTGTAACACAGGAGTTCCTTCCACTTCTGATTGTAGCATATTAGGAATGACATGAATACACCGAGTATGATGTACCCGCATTTTGGTCATGTCACTATCACTACCGGGATTGTTATATTCAATATCATAGGTTTCCACCAATCCATATCTAGGATCCTTAGAATCCTTTACATAAGAAGCGATTTTAGCTACATCACTGGACAGAGGCTTTACATATAACAATTTGGGAGTCCTTGAAACGGGTTTTTTGAAATCAGAAACCTGAGGTGTGTCGTCAAATCCTAACAACAATACCCCATAAAAACCAATAGAACTGAGTTTGTCCAAACGCACAAACTTGCTTTTTAGACTGTGGTGATCCTCCAATTCTTTCCAAGCCTTTTCCAACTTGGTTTCCTGGTCATCTCCTGCCTCACCAATAACCAAAGGCCCACGCCATGTGTAACTTACCGGACGGTCGATGATGGCTCTAGCAATGTCTTGACGTAAATATCTAGAGGCATAATCACTGAACCGAACAGTTTCTTTGTACCCCAAAGCCTCATACACGTTACGATCCGTTCCATATTGCATTCCCAATAGAGCAGCCAGCCGTGCCCGAGCCAACAGCACAGAGGCCTCGTGTATGCTTAATACTTTCTTACCCTCAGGGGGTCTTGTACGCTTCATTTAATTACCCTCCGTTTTTTATCCTTGTTATTTCTGCTTCACGCATCTTCTTAATCACTGGCACCTTTTTAAATCCGTGACCAGCAATCTTTCCGAATAAAGCATCAAACGCAATACCATGATACAGACAGTTTATTTCATTCAAACTGTCAATCCCCAACATGGTTTTATGAAACCTGATGGCCAGAAAAATAGTCACCAATACAATGACCAAACGGAACAGATTGTCTTTAACCATAAACCAAAAATTGAAGTTATTGGGCATGCTCACATCTGTTTTCAAACTGTGTTTCACATCCGTGTAGAAAAAGAGACCAGCCCCTGCTAAAAAGAAAATGCCAAAAACAGCATAATCAGTGGCTGAAAGTGGGCCCAACATCCTATCCCAAAATTCTGACCTATCAAATTCCATTTTTCTAGTTTTAAAATAGGATGGGTCCTGAGAACCCATCCTCACGACTTATTCAAAATAGGACTACGGCTGTTTCGTCTTAATCAATCCGATCAAAAACTCAACCACAGTTTTCAGGAAGAGTAAATTACTGGACCAAATACCATTTGCGGCAAGACCAGATAGTGCTCCCCAAAACAATGTTTCCCACCAAGTCGCTTCTGCGAGATATCCGATATTTACCAACATACCGAAAAAAGAAACCGCTATTGCTACTAACCACACGGCAGTCACCTTTTGTAATTTGGTAGCCAGTTTTAGCAACCTGATTAAGTACTCCCCAAGAAATGCTGCTATTCCAGCAATCCCCAAGTAAGTTGCAAAGTAAATCCCATAGTTATCATATAAATCCTGCCAATCCGCAGGAACCTCAACAACTTGGGCAAAAATCGGTGTGATGAGTAACATCAAAAAACCGAAAAACAATAAAATCCTTCTCATGACGTAAAATTTTGATTAAACATTATTCAATTCTAATCCATATCTGTTCACCATTACGAATGGCTGTTAGTGTCCTCTCTACAATCAACATCTCATACTTAGTAGAATTAATCACACCACCTTTTATCTTATTCTCACCGGGTAGAATACATCCGTGTGAATCTTTGGCTGTATTTCCCCGATGAATCCGAATACCTGTAAAATGAGGAACGTCCAATAGAATAGGAAGAACTCGTTTGAACTTTGGGGACATAGTAAGATCCACCGCATACGTTCCGTAAGGAATGGCCGTTTCACCAAATACCTTCTCCTCGCCAGGATCGTCCAGATCACCGTCCTTGTTTACATCCCTGACCTTATCCTCGATAGTATCACACACATACAATCCATCGATGAATAAAGATCCGATAGTGTAGTCATCTCCTAGAAATCGTCTCTGTAATTTGAGTTTCACATCAAATGTATTAACAAAATCATTCCTACCACAAACACTACTGAAGACAAAGCCACCAACCAAATCCGGTTCCCGGTAGCCATCTTCATGAAATGATGAATGGGAGCCAGTTCCTCCCTCAACATCTCCCGAAATGCTAATTTGTCCGCTTTCCGTTGCTTATTAAAATACCTGATCACCTCTCCCGGGCAATCCTCGGGCTTGATGATTGGGATGTTTTCCTTGTTAGTCGTTCCGTGTAAAGAGTCCATAGGTTTATATTTTTGAATTCAACATGGCTTCAAAGTTTGTATCCCAACCAACCTATCTGTGACCAGTTGATACTAAAGGCCACTCCCACACTCCATATCTTAGTCACGGCACGATCCATAGGTTGCATCTTACTCAAAATGTTCCCATCCGTGGAAGTTACCCCCACATACAGCGGATCTAATCCCGCCACAGCATTATAATTCAGATCAAAAGTGGCATATCGCCAGAACACATATTCAGCGGTAAACCACGGCAGGTGCCTCCATGTCAACCCCCACTTGGTCAGGGCCAGCGTCCCTCCCGCCATTACTATGGCACTTGATCCCTGAAGCACGTGTCCCCAACGCATCTGCGCCAACCGCTTCGGGTCAGTGTTTGCCTTACCCATATCATACAGCGCATCTCCGGTAGCTTCCAACGAAATGCTGGCCAACTGAACCACCATTACTCCCAGCGGTAATCGGTTGCGCTCCCACCAGGTCATTCGGGCCACGGGCTTGGGATTGTCGAATTGGCCAATATTCAGCGAAATTTCCGTTTCTGGGGCCAGGGTGTACTTCGCTACAGGAGTGGAAGGGAAGTATGACATTTGCCCCATTAGATTGATCGAGGCAACCAATAACAATATGGTTAAGCTCCGTTTCATTGCTGTACTCCTTCCGTTATTGGGCCGGGGATAAAACAATCTCCCTCTCCTAAGGTTGGCATATTATAATTTGATGTTGTAAATGTTGAATCTGTCACTGGATTTGAACCAATATCTAC